TTAATCAAGTAATTAGGCAAAAAAAAGAGGGTTGTTAACCCTCTCTATCAAGCCATTTAACAGAATCTTCATTAATTTCTTTTAATGCGTCTATGACTTCGTCATGGCTGAAGTTACGATTGATTGCATTGTCTCCAAAAGCAATTTCATAAACTTGTTCAATAAATTGTTTGTTGTCCATTACTTTGTACCTCCAAGGATAGATTCGATTTTGTCTCTACACTCTTTTGCTTGGTCTTCGGTAATGTGTGCAGCGAATGATTCAGCCATGCTTTCACATTCTTTTTGTAGTGCTTCATCTTTTGTGGTCAAAGCTAATACTAAAGCTTGATAGTATGCTTGTTGGTGGTTTTGAATGGTCATGTCAAATAAGGATTAAGAATAAAAGTAAGTAAGGAAATAGTGCGAAAGCCATAATTAATAAAAAAAAGAAAGGTGAGCTTATTGCTCACCAATTATTAGATTTGCTGCTTTAACTGAATTGCTAAATACCTTCATCAAAGCTTGACTAGGGTTCTTAGCATTCTTAACAGACTTAGCCCAGCTAGAGATGTAAGCTGCATGGTTTTTAGTATTACAAGTAATCTGGAGCCTTTTTGCTACCAGTACGCTTGTAAATTCTGCACAACACTCTTCAAGTCCACGATAGGTTGAATAGTTGTTTAACCACTTACGATTAAGACGATCTTTATGTCCTGTCGAATGGGCAAATTCGTGACTCAGCGTAGATAAATACTCTTGGTCATCAATGAAAGAGTCTCTCTCAGGCATTACTACATGATCCAACTGATCCTGATAGTATGCTTGATCACCTCCATGAATTAAGCCACCTTTAAGATCTTTTGCATAGATCATTAAGCGGTCATGGGCGGCCTTGCATCTCTCATCTAGTGGTCTTGTTTCCTTGTCGCATTCTGCTTGAAAATCAGCAATTGCTTTATCAAGTTTTGCTTGACCTTTTTCATCAAGTCCGACTAGGTCTTGAATATTAAAAACGGATGCACCCTTGAAAGTTAATTTCATGTAAAAGTCAGGATTACCTGCTTTATCTAATTTGGGAGAGCCATCCTCATTTTTAAGATCAATCTTAATTAAATTTGGCCTTAAAATTTTTGCTGCTTTACTACCCTTTTTAGGGATGCAATTTAGCTCTTTTTTGGCCTGACCAAATCCGCACCACATAGGGAGTGAATGACCTCTTAAGGTCATGTACATTTGTAGGATGATTGGATTTGCACCAGTATAAGAATTACCAGTAAGGAAATTATGTCGACCTTTAGACTCTGTATTTGTCCAAGGCTTAGACCAGCAAGTATCTAATCTGCCAGAATCAAATAATTCCATAAAGTCAGCTAAAATTTGGTCTTCAATTTTAACCGCTGGTTTTTTTGGTGTGAAAGTCATTGTTTTAGTTAATAGAAATTAGTTAAAGAACAATTTTTGGGTGAAGTTAGAGAACTTCATAGAGGTATTTAAACCTCTAAGAAATCATCAGGTTGTAATTAATCACCTAAATATGCGTCAAGTAATTCTTTGTACTCGACAGAACCTTCTACAAGTTGTTTAGGAGTAATTGCAGATACTGTTGAGCTAGACATAAAAGCATTAATAAATGCGTCTTTGTTAGCTTTGCTTTTAACATCCCTGTAATCAACTCCAAGCATTAAATCAGCAAATACTATAAAAGCACGTTTGCCTTCTGCTTTAGTACGCTTAAGCAATCTTGCATAAGTACCAGCATGAGTCATAAACCATAAACTAGCTTGGTTTTGGATTTCGGCAGGGGTGAAAGTTTCGTTCATTGTTATTAGAAAATAGTAATGTACTTTTATAGTGTTGCAATAAGTTGGTCATATGTCAAGTAAAAAATTGAACGCATCGGGAAATTGTTATAAAAAACATTGCAAAAACTAATATAATTTTATATATTACAAATAATTATTTATTGGTTAATGCCTTCTATTACTCAAGTAACAAGGAAGTATCTGGAGGTAAACGAACTAGGAAGAAGAATTAACTCTTCTCATCCTAATTGCTCAGTCTCTCAAGAGATTGTGGATTCAATCCGTTTACTTAGAGAAACTTTAGGCTTGAGTTATTCAGCATTATCAATAATCTTTTCTTTACCGAGGGAAACTTGTGGGAAGTACTGCCGTTACGAGATTAGATCGCAAACAGGCGATAGATGGAAAACCGTTTACGAAACCAAGACTTTCAAAAGGGAAACTTAATCAGGTAATCGTTGAAGAGGTGCTTCTTTGGGTGGCTTCTGGTGGAACTTTGAGGTCTTATTGTAGACAAGAAGGAAAGCCAGCATACACGACTATTTATAACTGGATGAACAGAAAGGATAATGAGGAATCTAAAGACTTCTTGGAGCGATTTGGGAAGGCTCGTGAGATGGGTGCAGATTATATAGCAGATGAGATTTTGGAGATGGTTGATGAAGCTCCTAGATTGATAGGTGAAGATGATCCTAGAATTGATCCAGCATGGGTTAATCTCACTCGTCTTAGGTGTGATCTTAGACTAAGACTGCTTGCTAAATGGTATCCCCAGAAATGGAGCGATAGGACAAACCTAGAACATTCTGGAGGGATATCTTTAACCGTTAGCACTGGAGTTCCTCAACAATAGGGACGCAGTCAAAGATAATGTGTATACGTTCTGTATCTCCCACGTTGTGGGCTGTATGTAGCTTCTTGTGATTAAACCACCAAACATCTCCTACCTCGAACCTCTGAAGCTCATTACCGCAAGTCTGAAAGCAATGTTGATTTGATTTAAGAACAAGATGGAATCTTTGGTAGTGATCAGCATATGTTCCCTGATCATTGTGCTTTGTTACATGACCGCAAGGCTTGAGGTTAACAATCATTACCCTTCCCATCTCTTTAACTTGTAGCTGCTCCAGTATGGGTCGCATCAACGGAACTAAGGCAGGTTTCAAGTACTCCATGCAAGGATAATCGTATGCTCCTGTATCCCACATAAGGTAATAAGCGGACATCTTCAATGCACCTCGGACATGGATAGTTTCGGTGTCTTTATGAGGTGAACCTGTGAACTTCTGTCTTGTCTGTATCTCCTTCCATAACTCAGGTTTTGCGTCCAACAATTGGAGCAATGGTTCAACGTCTAACCCTTTGGCTATACGTCTAAAATTAGATGACTTTGTAGGGGTCATAATCGGTCTTCTGTGTGGCTGCTTTACGTCTTTTGATATAGATATCTTCTGGTTGTTTCTTGGCTACTGGAAGAGCAAATGTAAGGGCTAGTGCATCAGCTAGATCAGGTGACCCTGCACCCTGCAATCTCTTCTTAATCTGATCCTTAGACTCAAGTACTCGTCTACCCACATTGTCGTACCAATAAATGGGTGTAGCTAACTCTTGTTTAAGGGCTATGTCGTTAGGTATTGCACCTCCTTCTTCTATCCATTGTTTCATTAACCACCACATCTCAGATCTACGGTTGATGTACTGGTCAGGTTTCATAGCCTTACCACCAAAAGGAATCTCTATAACGTCATATGAAAGTTGGCGTAACCTATCAATAACACCACTCCCTGCCCCTGCGTCACAAAAGACAGCATCTGGGTCATGCTCTTCAATTAGGTTAGCCACTCTTGTAGCTAGTTCCATATTGTCTATTCCTCGGTAGACTACAGGCTTAAAAGCTTGTCTTCCCTGCCTACGAAATATGACAGAGCGATCATCACCAAAACGAGCAGGGTCGATACCAAGAATTACAGGTGATAGCTTTACATGATCAGCTTGATATACACGTTTAGCTGCATCTTCGGTATCTGCCAAAGCTATTAACTGGTCATCACCTTGTGCTGAGAAGTCACATAGATATTCCCTAGCAAATGAAGTCTCACTCATATCACGTTTAAGACGAGTTACCTCATTAGGATGTAGAGAATCTGTGTCATAAACGGTATATCTAGCAGCAGTCCAATCTTCCTCGTTTATTGCTTTGTAGTACAACTCAGAAAACAAGTTAATGCCACTAGGTGTACCGATAAATATCGACCAACCAAGACGGTCAGAAAGTGCAGGTTGAACTATATCTGTCCATAGTTCGTTTTTTAGCTGTGCAACCTCGTCCATAACTATGCCATCTAGACGTAGACCACGCATAGCATCAGGATTATCACCACCAAACAGCCTAATTATTGCACCGTTATGTTTAAATTTTATAGATAATTCACCTTCATTTATTTCTATAGCTGATCTTTGTCTTAATGGCTCTATTTTTTGTTTTAATCTAGCCCATGCAATAGCTTTTGCTTGGCGAAGAAAGGGAGCAACATAAACAAACATAGACAATTCCTTGTCTGTTTTCATAGCTTTGTCTATTAGTTCCATAATTGCGAGTTCAGTTTTACCAGAACGTCTATGCAAAGCGTAAACACTAAACCTTTTCTTGTTTATATGACACTGTCTTTGCCATTCACGAGCCGTATAGTCAAGACTTACTTGCATTAATTAAAATTAATTCCAATAATAGTTATATATATTATATCTTTTATGACTAGTGTGACCGTAACTGCTGATAGTACAGCTACTGTTAACGAAAGTAGAGTACCTAAAACAGAAATTAGACTCTGCACGTTAGATGAATTTAAGGTATTAGCAGAACCATTGTTTCAAGAGCATTACGAAGAGATTGCTCGCAACAAACAAGTAATGAAGCTAAAACCAAACTGGCCGATGTATGAAGCAGTCGACCACGGAAAATTCCTATTTATTTATCTAGCAATGCAAGGTGATGTCTGTATTGGTTATTCTATGAATATCATCATGCATCATTTTCATTATGCTGATCTAAGAGTTACCCAGAATGACGTTTTGTTTGTCAAAAAAGAGTTTAGGGGTGGACGATTAGGTTTGCGTTTATTGAAAGTTACAGAAGATCACGCAAGATCTGAAGGCTGCAAATTGATGTTATGGCATGCTAAAGAGAACACCGCTTTGGCTAAACTGCTACCAAAACTAAAATATGGTGTACAAGAAATCATGTATTCTAAGGAGATTTAAACAATGGTAGTATCAGCAGTTGTTCTCGGTGCAGCGAGCGTTGGATATCAAATATATTCTGGTGAAAAGCAAAGGCAACAACAAAAGAAACAGTTAAGGTTGCAAGAACAAGCAAATAGAGATGCTAAACAAAGGGCGAAAGAAGCATCTGACCGTGCTGATATTGAGATGAACAAAGCCAATAGAAAGAGGGCTGATGTTAGTGCATTAACTAGAAAAGAAGAACAAGCAGCAATGTCAGGACCTGCTGGAACATTACTTACTGGTGTACAAGGTGTAGATAGTAGTCAATTGAATCTTGGTGGTAACACTTTATTGGGTGGTTAATCAATGAAAACAAAACGTGCAGACTTGTTAACAAGGTGGGGTCACCTTAGATCAGAAAGAGCTACATGGTGGTCACATTGGCAAGAAGTAACAACATATTTGTTACCTAGAAATGGACGTTATTTTGAGCAAGATAGGAATAAAGGTCATAGAAGACATAACTCGATATACGACAACACTGGTACAAGAGCGTTAAGAACATTAGGTGCAGGTATGATGGCAGGTGCAACATCCCCTGCAAGACCTTGGTTTAGATTAGGTACAGTTGATCCAGAGCTAAATAAATATCCACCAGTAAAGATGTGGCTAAACGATGTCACAGAACGTATGCAGTTAGTGTTTACTAAATCAAATACATACAGAACATTACATGGTATATACGAAGAATTAGGAGCATTTGGAACGGCAGGGTCAATAATTTTACCTGATATGAAAAACGCAATACATCATTACCCGGTAACGTGTGGTGAGTATGCAATAGCTACAGATTATCAAGGTAGAGTAAATACATTGTTTAGAGAGTTTCAAAAAACAGTAGGAGAGACAGTAAGAGAGTTTGGGTATAACAAATGTTCAACGTCCGTTAAAAACCTGTTTGACAGAGGTTCGTTAGACAAATGGATTACAATAATTCATGCGATAGAACCAAGAGATGATAGAGA